GAGTGGGAAGGAGCTGCGGCACTCGCACGCAAGCGCCTCGCCGTCGGAGAGCGCGCCTGGGCGGCACTGTTCCAGCAAACGCCCCGTCCGGACACGTCGGCGCTGTTCGATGTCGGGCGGTTGGCAGTCATCGCGCCACTTGCGGACCCGCCGGAGGGACCCACCGTTCGTGCCTGGGATCTCGCATCCACTCTGGCAAACGGCGACAACGATCCAGACTGGACGGTCGGCCTGAAGATGACCCGCGATCCCACCGGCGTCTACACCGTCATGGACGTCGTGCGGTTCCGTGGTGGTCCGCGTGAGGTGGAACGGCGGATCGTATCGACAGCAACTGCCGACGGTCGGCGAGTCCGGATCGGACTGCCGGAAGATCCGGGCCAGGCCGGTCGCAGTCAGATGACCTACATGGCCAGTCAGCTCGGCGGCCACGTTCTCGATGCCTCGCGGGAGACAGGCAGCAAGACGCTGCGTGCAATGCCCGTGGCCTCACAAATCGATGCGGGCAACGTACGCCTGGTCAAGGCGCCCTGGAACCACGCGCTGATCGAGGAACTTCGCGCTTTCCCGTTCGGCCGGAAAGATGACCAGGTCGATGCGCTGTCTCGGGCTTTCGCGATGCTGCTCGAGAGCGCTCCACCTCCCCGGTCGATGTCGCTGCCCTTCATGGGTCGCTGATCTCGCGCGGCGCGTCGCCACGTCACTCTCAGGGTCGGTGCATGTTCGAAACTCTCTGCCGCCTCGTCCCACACGACGGCGATTACCCGCCGCGTGCGCGGACCCTCGATATCCTGAGCCGTGTGCTCGACGGCCGGCTCTATGACGTGCTTCCGTTCGAATTCCACGAGGAGCGGACCCCGGCGGGCGAGTATATCCCGATCCGGAAACGCCGCCCGAACGTGCGCTATGCACTGTCGCGCATCGTCGTCGAAGACAGCGTGTCGTTGCTGTTCAGTGAGGGGCACTTTCCCTGGTTCGACTGCATCGATCGTGTGGCACGCGAGACGTTGGCCGATCTCGTGAAGGAAACGCGCCTCAACCTGGTGATGACTGACGCAGCGGTGCGCGGTTCGGTTGGATCGGTCGCAATCCTCATGCGCATCCTCAACAGACGCGTCTTCTTCGAAACGCTGCCGTCGACCCACCTCACGCCGATCTGGAATCCACAATGCCCTGACAGCCTCATCTCCGTCACGGAAGCCTACAAGGTGGCGGGCAGCAGCCTCGTGCGGAACGGATACGAGGTCGCCGATCCGGCGCAGGTCCACTGGTTCATGCGGCGCTGGGACGCTGAGGCGGAGACATGGTTCGTTCCATGCCCAGTCGCCGAGGGGATGCCCAGCCAAATCGACGCAACACGCTCGGTCCGCCATGGTCTCGGCTTCGTGCCGATCGTCTGGATCCGCAATCTCCCCGGCGCATCCTCGACCGGTGATCCAAGCGATGGCGCCTGCACGTTCCGCGCAGCGATCGAGAGCCAGATCGAGATCGACTATCAACTCAGCCAGGTTGGTCGCGGCCTGAAATACAGCAGCGATCCGACGCTTCTGATCAAGGACGCCGCGGAACCGGGTTCGGAGATCCTCAAGGGGGCGGGCAACGCCCTGGTGGTGAGCGAGAAGGGCGATGCACGACTGCTCGAGATCGGGGGATCGGCATCCGCGGCGGTGATGGATTACGTGCGCACCTTGCGGGAATTCGCCCTTGAGAGCGTGCACGGCAATCGCGCCAACCCGGACCGTCTCAACGCCGCGCAGTCCGGCCGCGCAATCGAGATGCTCAATCAGGGGCTGCTGTGGCTCGCGGACAATCTTCGCGCCAGCTACGGCGAGATCGCATTGCTGGAGCTGGCACGGATGGTCGTGCGCGCGTCGCATGTCTATCCGATCCAGGTCTTCGGGCGACCCATTGCACCGATGGATCCGAATCTGCGGATTTCCCTGAACTGGCCGCGCTGGTACGCGCCTACTGCGGAAGACCGCCAGAAGAACGCCGCCACGCTCGCCACCCTGGCGAATGCTGGCCACATCAGCCGCGAAACCGCCGTGAAGGCCGTCGCCGCCGACTACGATGTCGAGGACATCGCAGCGGAGCTCGCGCGGATCACAGCCGATCAGCAAGACAGGACCGACGCATGAGCGAGACCGACCCAGCGCCCGCCGCCTCGGGCGCGCCATCTGCCGAGCAGGGCGAAAGCCTGAGACGCGAGAACGAGGCTTTGAAAGAGTCGATGGTCGAGATCAAGGCGAGGATGACCGAGCGCCTGGTCTTTTCCGAACTGAAGGCCGAGGCGATCAAGGCGGGGATCATCGACGTGGATGGCCTGCGCTTGCTCGATCTGAGCCGCGTGTCACTCGACGAGGAGCTTCGGGTCCAAGGTGCCGCGCATCTGGTCGAAGATCTGCGCGCACGGAAGCCCTGGCTCTTCTCTGCCTCGTCATCTTCGACGCGTGCGGCCGCCCCGCCCGCGCGCGATGCGACGCCGACGCGCGCGACCGAGATGAGCGATGCGGAGTATCGCGTCGCCCGCGCGAAGCTGCTTCGACAGCAGGGCTTCTAGAGTCTTTCGACGCACGCTCTCGAGTCCGCACACTCGAGAACTTCGCTTGCTCGCGTGACGCACCGCTGCGGCGCCCGCGCCGAGCAGGTCCACGTCAATCCATGTACCGCCGCCGACTCCGTCCGGGCCTTAGGGGATCGGCGCAGCCGGATCCTATCCGTAACGGCGAAAGCGTATTACCGAAGAGGAACGAATGGGCATTCAGAGTTTCCCCCTGGCGCTGCAGCCGATCATCGAGCAAGGCTTCCTCGACAGGGAGTTCGACCAGGCACTGCAGGCGCGTCTCGGCTATCGTGCCTGTGCGGACCGTGAGCTCATTCCGGTCGGCATCGGCGAGACCATCACCAAGACCCGGCTCGGTCTCAAGCCGACGGTGACGACCCCGATCTCGGGTTCGGCGAACACCAACCTGGACAACGGCCTGACGCCGTCGGTCTGGGGTGTCGAGCAGTATACGCTCACGATGAACCACTATGCGGCTACCACCGACCTCAACATGGTCACCAGCCGCGTGGGCGTGGTCTCCCAGTTCCTGCAGAATGCCTATGTCAACGGGGAACAAGCCGCGCGCAGTCTCGATGAGCTGGCGCGCAATGCCCTGTTCGGCGCCTACTTCGCCGGCAACACCCGAGTCCGGACCACGCTGGGCAGCGCCGGACCCGTGGTCGCGGTGGACGACATTCGCGGGTTCCAGACCGTCTTCCTCAACGGTGTGCAGCAGGGCGTGAGCGCCGGCACGCCGCTGCTCGTGACGGTCGGGTCCAACACGTACGACGTGATCGGCACGAGCGCGGACGGCACGAACGTCTCGACCACGCCAGGCGGCGTCTCGGGCACCCTGACGTTTTCGGGGAACGTCACCGTCGCGGACGGCACGGCCGGGAACACGGTCACCGCGAGCAACGCGTCGGTGATCATCCGTCCCTCCGGCCGGACCAACACGGCGCAGCTCACCGCGGCGGACACGCTGACCATGGGCTGCCTTCTGGACGCTGTGGCCAAGCTGCGGTTGAACGCCGTGCCCGAGATCGACGGTGTCTACAACTGCTATCTGGATCCGATCTCGGCGCGCCAGCTTTTCGCCGATCCGGACTTCAAGCTGCTGTTCCAGGGCGCCACGTCGGCCAACCAGGTGTTCAAGAAGGGCATGACCAACGACTTCCTTGGTCTGCGCTTCATCTCCACGAACGACTCGTATGTGCAATCCCATCCGTCGCTCGCGAACGTCATCGTCCGCCGGCCGATCGTGTGCGGGCAGGGGGCGCTGATCGAGGGCGATTTCGCAGGGATGGGGAATTCGGACGTGGCACCTGCCGATTCGATCGTGTCCGTGATCAACGGCGTCGCGATGGTGACGCGCGAGCCGATCGACCGTCTGCAGCAGATCATCGCGCAATCCTGGTATTGGATCGGCGGCTTCTGCGCCCCCTCGGACACGACGACCAATCCGACCACGGTGCCGACGGCAACCAACGCAGCGTTCAAGCGTGCCGTCATCATCGAGCATGCCGGCTGAGTGAGTCGGGATGGCGCTGTCGATGTCGGAGAGGACCGATATCCGTCGGTTCTGCGGCTATCCGGTGGTCGGCGAGGCCCCGGATGGCAGTCGTCTGTTCCCCGCCAACATGCGACTCGAGGTGCGAATGGAGAGCCTCTCGAGCAGTGAGGAGCTTCTCGTCCGGCGGCAGTTGGCGACCCTTTCCACGCTGGAGGCGGACGTTACCAATGCGGGAGGGAACCTGGACACCGATCAGGCCGGCATCTGGAGCCGGAATCGAACGGAGGTCCAGGATCGAGAGCGGCTATTCGGCATTTGCCGCCGCCGGCTGTGCCACTTCCTCGGCATTGCGCCCGGGCCTGGGCTCCAAGCCAGGTCCGATCACGCGATCATCGTGTGATGAGGGCGGCACGTATCCTGGACCGGCTGCATTGGGGGCGGAACATCGCCGCGCGGATCCTGGGTGAGCCGGCGATCGCCTTTCGCCCGCGGGATGCCGGCGACCCGGTGGCACCGGCCAATCGGTATCTCCGGATCCCGGCCATCTTCACGCCTGTGGGTGGTGGCATGGACAAGCCCATGGGCTACGGCGTCGCCTTGTTCACTGGCGTGTTCGACGCATCGTATACCCGCCCGGGCGATTACCTGGTGCAGGGTGATCGGACGTGGTTCATCGCCTCGCAGGATGCGATGCTCCCGAGCCTCTGCGTCGAAACCAACCGCATCGTCGCGTTCGCCCGTCCCGCCCAGCCCGTGTCCACCGGAGCGAATCCCTACTCCGGTGTCACGGCCGCGAGCAGCAGGGCTCTGACCGGCCCATGGCCCGCAAGCGTCCTCGGCATGTCGAGTGGAGGATCCAGCGGGGCCGGCCTGCCAACGGACATGTCGGTCGCCTACTGGACCGTACTCCTCCCGCCGATCCCCGGCGTGATGCTCGCCGTCTCCGACCTGATGTCCGACGACATCGGACGAAAAGGGGTCATTGCCTCTGCCGAGCTCACGCGCCTCGGGTGGCGATTGACGGTGCGCGAAGCGAGCACGTGATGCGTGCTGCGAAAGGGGGCGAACGATGGCTGATCTGGCGGATGTCGAGGACGCGCTGCTGCAGGTCGCAGCCGCCGCCTTTTACCCGGCCGGTACGAACGGCGGGAGCACCATCGGCGCGGAGTGCCGGCTCTACCGTGGATGGCCGACTCCGAGTGGATTGAATGCCGATCTGACGGGCGGGGTCGTGAACGTGACGATCTTTCCGTCCGATGCCGCCGGCGCGACGTTGACGGCTTTGCCGATCGAGTACCGGCGGGAGGCGGTCGACTCGGATTTCACCGTCGCCGTCGCCCTGGGAACGGCGACGTTCTCCGGCTCGCCGCGGGACACCGACTGTGCGGGGGTCCTCGTGGACGATGCGAGTTACGTCTATCGCCCCACCGCGGGGGACACGGCGGCGTCGGTCGCCGCACACCTGGCGCAGCTCATCCAGGGCGACCGCGTCGCTTATCTCGCGGGTGCGTCCCTGACGGTTCCGAATTCTCACCGCCTCATCGCACGTGTCGTTTCGGACCAGGTCTCCTACCGAGAGGTGCGGCGTCAGAATCGAAGCTTCGTCTTCGCGTGCTGGTGCCCCACGCCTGGTCTGCGCGATGCGGCGGCGCAGACGATCGACGTCGCGATGGCCCAGTCTCCGTTTCTGCCACTCGCCGACGGCAGTTCCGCACGCGTGAGCTACCAGAACACCGCCCAATACGACCAGGCGCAGAATGCGCTGCTGTATCGACGGGACCTGTTTTACCTCGTCGAGTATCCGACTGTCGTCCGGGTGAGCGAGCCGTCGATGCTGTTCGCTGATCTTCGAATGGGTCAGGTCGAACTGCAGTCCTGACTCCCCGTCCGCCCCCGATGCGCCGTCCCGCGCCGATCTCCGAAGGAGTTCGTCACTCATGCCCATCGTCCAACAGGGTGCGATCAACACCACTGCGCTTCTCGTCCCCGACCTCTACGTCCAAATCGTTCCGCCTCAGAACCTCGTCCTGAACGGCGTGCCGACCAACGTCGTCGGCGCCGTCGGCACCGCATCATGGGGACCGGTGAATCAGCCGCTCCTGATCGGAACGATGGCGGACTTCGTCGCGAGCCTTGGGCCCGTGAATGCCCGCAAGCACGACCTTGGGACACAGGTTGCGACTGCCATTCAGCAAGGCGCGCAGGATTTCCGCTGCGTCCGCGTGACGGATGGTACCGAGACAGCTGCGCACAGCGTCATCTCCGGCACGACGGTCGGCCTCACGGCACGGTATACCGGGTCGATGGGCAACCAGATCCAGGTCCGCCTGGATCCCGGCTCGCGACTCGGGACATGGCGCCTCACGGTGTCGCTTCCCGGGTTGCAGCCCGAGCTGTTCGACAACATCGGGGGTAGCGGCGCGGGGTTCTGGACCGGGCTCGCCCAGGCCGTGAATACCGGGCAGGGCACCTACCGGCCGCGCTCCCAGTTGATCACGGTCGATGCGGGAGGCGCCACGGTCGCGCCGAGCAACGTCGCGGTGACGCTGGGCTCCAGTGTTCCCGGGACGGATGGTGCGGACGGAGTGACGGCGATGACCCTCGTCGGCATCGACGGAATTGCCCGGACCGGGATGTACGCCCTGCGCGGACAGGGGTGCAGCATCGCGCTGCTCGCGGACGCGGACGACTGGACGAGTTGGACGAACCAGGCGGCGTTCGGTCTCGACGAAGGGATCTACATGATCCTGACGGGACCGGCCGGACAGTCCGTTCAGGACGCCATCGGAGCCAAGAACCAGGCGGGTATCGACAACTACGCCGCGAAGCTCATGTCCGGTGATTGGCTCTGGTGGTCCGATCAGGTGAACGGCGTCGTTCGCCTTGTGTCGCCGCAAGGTTTCGCGGCAGGGAGGCTCGCCAACCTGTCGCCCGAACAGTCGGGCCTGAACAAGGCGATCTTCGGCGTCATCGGCAGCGAACGTACGGGCGACCCGACCGCGAGCGGGACGGGCTCCTACTCCAACGCGGAACTCGCTGCCCTGTTGGGTGCGGGGCTGGACGTGATCTGCCGTCCGCAGCCCGGGGGCTCCTTCTGGGGCTTGCGCGGCGGTCACAACACATCCCTGGACCCTGGGCGGAGCGGCGACAACTACACGCGGCTCACCAACTACATCGCCGCGACGCTCTCTGCTGGGATGGGCAGGTATGTCGGACAGGTCGTCAACGCCGACCTGTTCCGCCGGATCAGGGCGACGCTGCTGTCGTTCCTGCATAACATGCTGGGACAAGGGCTGCTTGGACAGTCCGATGCCAGCGGCCAGTTGCCATTCAGCGTCATCTGCGACTGGTCGAACAATCCACAGTCGCGCGTCTCGCTCGGTTACGTGCAGGCGGACGTCCAGGTGCAGTACCAGTCCATCAACGAGAAGTTCATCGTCAACCTGGAAGGTGGCCAGTCGGTGCAAGTCAGCCGGCAGGTGCTTCCGTCGACCGAAATCGCGTAAGGGAGAATCGCCGTGTCGGGCACCATGTTCTCGATCGGGCGCGACGCCCAACTCGTGATCGTCAGTCCCAGGGGACGTCTCGATCTGAGCTTCGTCACCGGGTTCGAATCTCATCAACTCACCCAACCCGTGCGCGTGAGCCGGCTGGACGGCACACAGATGGGCGCCGAACTCCCCAGAGGGTGGGAGGGCACGTTCGAGATCGAACGCGGGAACGCTGCAGTCGAAGATTTTATCGCAGCGACCGAGCAGGCCTTCTTCGATGGTGGATGGCCCGCGACCTCGACGATGTATCAATACATCGCCGAGCCCGACGGTTCCGTCTCGACGTATCAGTTCGACGGCGTTACGTTCCGCCTCGCCAGCGCCGGGCAATGGCGCGGCGATACGAGTGTCAAGCAGAAGCTCGAGTTCTTCGCGACCCGTCGGCGGCGCATCTGATGGCCGCCTCGGAGAACATGGCGGTGATCGCCGACGGGCAGGGGCGCACCCTGTCGCTGCGACGGCTTACCGTGCTGGATCGGCTGCGGCTGTTCAAGGCAGCAGGACCGGTGCTGGCCGAGAACGCACCTTGGTTCGGAATGGCCGTGCTGGCGGCGTCCGTCGAAGCGATCGACGGCGTGCCGGTTCCGTTGCCTTCCAGCGAGGCCCAGATCGAAGCGGCTGTCGTTCGCCTCGGTGAAGAGGGCCTGTCCGCCGTGGCGGAAGCACTCGAGCAGCGCGACGCCAGTTCGATCGAGCAACTCGCGGGAAACTCGCGAGGCACCCCGACCTGATCGACTGCCTGTTCCTGGTCAGGAATGGGGTGCCATACGACGTCGCCTTCTCCTTGGCCGACGACGAGCGGATCGCGTACGTCATCGTGCTCGGTCAGCTCGCGGGCCACCGGTTCGATTGGCAGGGCATGCGGTGGAAAGAGACCTGATCAATGGCACGCTGCGGCCTCACGCCCTGGGTGCGCGAGCTCGGGATGCCTATCGGCCGTGGACGGGTGCTTCCTCCTCGAGGGCGCATTCTTGGGCACCGACCCCGTCTCGCCGGATGGCCCGGCGTCCAACGAGAACGACGGACGATCACGGCCCTGCCGACGGACACCCCTTGACCAGACTTGCGGGCGCTTTCGGCCGAGCTGCGCGCACGCTCACGGGGGCGCGACACCAGTCGGCGCCGGTTCGCGGGCGAAGGGACATCGTCGTCGTCGTCGGCCAGGGTTCGACCACGCGGTTGCGCGTCGAGCCATGGCGCACCGGACGAGCGCGGGTTCCCTTGTTTGACGCTGCGCAGGCAGCTGCTCAGGACCACGTCCGCGGAAGGTCAAGCCGATCCGCCGCGGCCGGGGCCGTAAGCCGCCGCGGCGGCGACCTTGCCGCCCGCGGACGCTCTCACCCCTTGGGTGGCGAGCCCATGTGGGGTGCGGGAGCAGGGGCCGTGCGGCGGGTTGAAGATACGCAGGAGCCTCTCAGGCGCGCCGCATCCGCCATCGGTGCGGGCGAACGCCGGCGGCGGGCCTTGAGCCCGATGAGTGCGACGGTCGCAGACATCGACCCTCCCGGGTCGTCGCGTGTGAACCCCGATCCGGTCACCAGGTCGGACATCGCCGGATCCGGAGCGGAGAGTGCAGGGCAGCGCCAGACACCGTGGCGCAATGCCGCGGATCCGGCGTCGATGAGGGACCAGGAGCTCGAGCGGAGGACGAACCCCGCGTTCCCGTGGGCAGGCAGGCGGGCGAGTCTGGATCTCAGCCGCTGGATCGATCGTCACATCGCGGATGCGATCCGCAGCAACGGTCTCGGGACAACGGGGCCGGACCCGCGGATTTCCCCAGCGCTTCCTGGCTCCGCTCCCTACGCCTGAGCACCGGCACCCATCCAGCTTGCGGGGCGAGGACGACATGCAACTCGGATCGATCACCTTCCGGGACTTCGAAGTTGAAGCTGGCATCGACTTCGGCGGTCGCCAGCGTCTGGCCGTACACAGGCTTCCGAACGGAACGCGCATCGTCGACGTTCTCGGTCCTGATCCGGCGAACATCATTTTCGGCGGCGTCTTCTCGGGGCAAGACGCGGTGACGCGCGCGCAAGAGCTCGACGCATTGAGGAAGTCGGGCGCCCAGGTCATCTTGAGTTGGAACTCGTTTCAGTATGCTGTCATTCTCTCTGAGTTCTCCGCCGACTTCCAGGCGCGCAACTGGGTCCCGTATCGCGCGGCATGCACCGTCGTGGAGGACGACACTCCAGTGGCGGAGAGTGGCGACTCGGATCTCACGCCGAGTGCGCTCGCGAGCGCAGCATCCGCACTGACCGCGGCAGCGATTCCGGGCTGCGTCCTCAACGCTGCGGTGCTCCCGCTTTCCCCAGATGGAACGCCTCCCGGGCGAAGTGACGATCTGCTGGCTGAGATTGCCGCACGTATTGAAATCTGCACGTCGGCCCTGAACGCCGCCAGCGTCGCACTCGGCCAGGACGCCAATGGCGCGCTGCTCCAGGTGGAGGAGGCGTTGTCGCAACTCTCGGCACTCATGGTCGTACGCGCCTATGGCGGGGTGGGTGTCATTACGCGTGGAGCTGCGGGCAATGCGTAGCATCCGAGCCGCGGACGACAATCTGTTCGCCATATCCGCGCGCCTGTTTGGCGATGCGACCTTTTGGATCTACCTGGCCGATCTGAACAACATCGTTGATCCATTCATCGGCGAGGTGCGCACCCTGAATTGCCCTCCGGCGAGGGACCTGAAGCCGGGTGGCATCCTGCGGTGAGCCAGGTCCGGCAACCTGGGCTCGAGGTCCGCGCGAACGGCATCGTCCTTGATGGGGCACTCGAAGCCCGCGTGATCTCCAACGACCATTTCTCCTCGGACCGGTTCACGATCAGGCTTGCCGAGGGGGCGGACAGCAGTGGCCTCGGCAGCTACTTCGCGCTGCCCGACTCGACCGTCTTCACCATCGCGATGCGCCAGGACGCGGACGCGCCGTTCCTTCCGTTGATCACCGGACAGGGGGACACGTCCATTCGGGATCAGATCACACGGGTGGTCAGCATCGAGGGGCGGGATCTGACTGCTCTTCTGCAGGACGTGCCCGTCACGGGGGATTTCCCGAACCTGACGTCGAGCGAAATCGTCACCGAGATCGCCCTTCGGCATGGCCTCATCCCCGTCGCTCTTCCGACATCGATGCTGGCCGGCAGGTATTTCCAAGGCGAGACCCGCCAGCTCGCGATCAACTCCTACGGTCGGTTTGCGACGGAATGGGACCTCGTCGTCCACCTTGCGCAATGCGAAGGTTATGACGTCTTCGCCGTCGGCAATGCGCTCTTCTTCCAGCCCGCCCTGCCGCCCGTCGCGATCACGAAAGTTCTGGACGTCGCCGACCTGATCGAGCTGCGCCTGATGCGGCGGCTTCGACTCTCCGGTCCCATCGCGGTCACGGTCAGGAGTTGGAACGCCAAGGAAGCCCGGCTCGTCAGCGCGACCGCGTTATCGCACCGGATCGCCTATCCGTCCGCAATCGGGCCGATCGGCACGTCCTCTCCTGCCCAATTCACCACCGTTCGTCCGAACCTGACGTCAGAGGATGCGGGCCGGATCGCGATGTCACAGGCGGCGACCCTGGGACGGCATGAGCAATGCGTCGAATTCTCGATGCCAGGTGAGGGTCTGCTGACACCACGTGCAGGGTTCCTGCTCAAAGGCACAGGGACCGATTTCGACCAGATCTATCAGATCGACACGATCGAGCGCGTCTTCGGCCCCGAAATCGGCTTCGTCCAGTACGTGACGGCGCATGCCGTTTCCAATCGCATCATCACTCTCACGACGGATGCGTAGGCGCATGGAACAGCTGCTCAACGCAATCAAGTCCTACGCTGCGGGCCTGGACCAGACACGTGGTGCGCCACGGGTCGCGACCGTGGACTCGGTCGATCCAGCGACCGGCTGCGCAAGGGTTGCCTATCAGCCTGAGGGGATCCTGAGCGGATGGCTGCCGATCGCCTCGAACTGGACGGGGGATGGATGGGGTGTGGTCTGCCTTCCGGCGCGCGGCGACCAGGTGGTGGTGGTGCCGCAGGAAAGCGATCCCGCGAATGGCATCGTCATCGGAGCACTCTTCTCCGACAAGCGGAAGAGACCTCCAGCGCCCGCCGGTGAGTTCTGGCTGGTCCACAAGAGCGGATCGCGGCTGATCCTGAAGAATGACGGCACGATCTACATCAAGGGCGATCTCCATGTTGACGGTGAGGTCTACGACCGCAAGGGACCCCTCGGGGGTCTCCGGGCCATCTACAACGCTCACCAGCATGTCGACTCGCGGGGCGGGTTGACCACCGTGCCCACTACCAAGGACCAGGCATGATGCCGGACCTGCATCATCAATGGGGCGCAGATCTCCTTCTGACGGCAACGGGCGACATCGCCCTCGTTCAGGATGGTCCGCTCGGTCAGCAACGTGTGCTTCGTCGGCTTCTCACGAACCCGAATGACTACGTGTGGCATCCGGAGTACGGCGGCGGACTCGGTGCGTCGGTCGGTCGTCCTGTGGCGGCCGGCCAGATCGAGTCCGTCATCCGAACGCAGATGTTCCGCGAGGCCGCCGTGCAGCACGCGCCTGAACCACGCGTGTCGATCGCCATACCGGACGCCCCAGGCTGGACGTCCGTCTTCGTCAGCATTGTCTATGTGGATGGTTCGGCTCTGGAGGAGCAGCACCTTCAGTTCGCAGTTCCTGGAGGTTACGCATGAAACTTGACCTGCAGGACTTCCGGACGATCGTGGCGAACTCTGCGACTGCTGCGCAGGAAGCGAGCCCCCAGATCCTGGACCTCCGTACCGGGTCGGTGTTTCGCGCCATCCTGGAGGCGAATGCCTCGGTCGCCCTCTGGATGCAGTGGCTCCTCGTCCGGCTCCTGCGAAACGCAAGGGCCGCCACCTCCGGTGGCGCCGATCTCGACTCCTGGATGGCCGATTTCAGCTTCGCTCGGCTACCGGCCACATCCGCGCGGGCAACCGTGACGTTCTCGCGGATCGACGCGGGCGCGATTGCGTTGGTGCCGGTTGGAACGAGGGTCCGCACGGCGGATGGGGCGCGCGCCTTCGTGGTGATCGCCGACCCGACATCGTCCGCTTGGGACATCGCCACGCAGTCCTTTTGTCTGGATCCGGGCGACACTGCGGTCGACGTGCCGGTCGAGGCCGAAGGGCCGGGCACGGCATGGAACGTTCAAGCCCGTGCAATCACCCTCATCTCCTCCGTGCTGGCCGGCGTCGATGCCGTTTCGAATGCACTTCCTGCAAGCGGCGGCCGAGACTCCGAAGGTGATGACGACTTCAGGCGGCGCTTCGTCACGTTCATCAACAGCCGCAGCAGGGCGACGACGATGGCGATCGAGTCCGCGATCGACAGTATCCAGCAGGGTCTCAGCCATTCGATCCTCGAAAACGTGGACACTGCCGGGCGGGCGTCTCCAGGTAACTTCCTGATCATCGTGGATGACGGGTCTGGCGGGCCGTCCGAGGCATTGCTGACAGCAGTGCGCGCCGCAGTGGACGGCGTCCGCCCGATCGGATCCCGGTTCGCGGTGCGCGCGCCCGTCGTCATCGAGGTCGCCGTGAGAGTCACTATCGCCTTCATTCAGGATGCTGATCGTTCGAGTGTCGTGGCCGCAGTGACAACGCGGGTGGCGACGTATGTGAATGGCCTCGCGGTCGGCGCCAGTCTGCCGGCAAGCCGCGTCGCACAACTCGCCTACGACGCGTCGCCCTTCGTCACGAACGTCACGTCGGTCACCCTGAATGGAGGGGCCGCAGACCTCCATCCCGATCTGTTCAGCGTGATCAGGGCTGCCAGCGTTGCGGTGATCGCATGACGGGCGACCTGGCCAACATGGTCCGACGACTCCGCGCCCTGCTCCCCACCCGCTGGTTTCCTGACGACGCCCCGGTGCTACGGAGCCTGTTGAGCGGATTGGGAAGCACCTGGGCCTGGGTTCACGAAGGGACCGGGTATGTGGGCCTTCAGCTTCGGGTCGCGACCGCGTCCGATATCTGGCTCGACTCGATGGCGTCGGATCTGTGCGGGCGATGGATCAGACGCCGCCGTCGCGAGTCGGACGATCATCTGAGATCCCGGCTCAGTTCCGAGCTCCTGCGCGAGAGAGGCACGCGTGAAGGCGTCCGGCGCGCCGTGGTCGATCTGACGGGGCGCGAGCCGTCGATCTTCGAACCGGCACTCCCTTCGGACACGGGCGCCTACGGAACCCATCCGGAGAGTCGGGGTGGTCTGGCCTATGGCGTCGCCGGCGGCTGGGGAAACCTCTCCTTGCCGTTCCAGTGCTTCGTGACGGCATACCGTCCGCATGGAACGGGGATCGCTTCTGTGTCCGGCTGGTGCTGTCCGGGAGGTGCCTACGGCCAGGGTGCCATGGAGTACGCCAACATCGAACTCATGGAGGATCTCGTTTCCGACGCCGAGATCCTGGCCACGATCGCGAGAACCATGCCGGTGGCCGCCACCGCTTGGACCCGCCTTTCGGACTGACGCTTTCTCACAAGGTAGGCTCATGGATCGAAACATCGTCTATCCGGGGAGCATTCCCTTGGATACCGACCTGCTGTCGCTCAATCGAAACGCGATGATCGCGATCGGGTATCTGGCCCGCGCTGTCCTGGGCACCGATCCGGTCCTGGACGGTCTCGCATGCACCGCAACCGTACCGGCGTCGATGCAGGTCGCCGTCGGCGCTGGCAGCATCATGCAACTCGGCGTCCTGGATACCCAGGATTACGGATCGTTGCCGGCGGATAGTGCGACGCCGCTGGTCAAGATGGGGATCAACACCGCGCCCACCCGGTTCACGCTCGCCGCGCCGACCGTATCTGGCCAGGTCAACACATACCTGATCCAGGCGACGCTGCAGGAGAGCGACGCCAACCCCGTCGTGCTGCCCTACTACAACGCTGCCAATCCCTCGCAGCCTTTCAGCGGGCCGTCCGATAGCGGAAGCTCGCAGCCGACGGTGCGAACCCAGCGCGTCGGCCTGCAGATCAAGCTCGCTACGGCAGGCTCCGCTAGCACTGCGACCGTGCCTCCGGTCGATGCCGGATGGATCGGGCTATACGCCGTCACCGTGCGATACGGACAGACGTCGGTCGCGAGCGCCGACATCGCTTCGCTCATGACAGCGCCGTTCTTCCCATGGAAGGTTCCCGCGCTGCGGCCCGGGTTCGGGAGCGGCGTGCAGAGCTTCACCAGCAATGACACGTTCGTCGTTCCGCAAGGCGTCCGCCAGGTCGAGGTGGAGGTGTGGGGCGGCGGCGCCGGAACCTTCGCGTCCGTCTCGGGGCGGCCGAGTGGCGGAGCCGCGGGAGGTGGCTATGCGCGGAAGCGCGTCGTGGGCCTCACACCCGGGCAGAGCATCCCGGTGGTCATTGGCGCCGGCGGGGCGGCAGGCGTGGTCGGTGGCGGTGGTCCTACCGCGGGCGGCGCATCCAGCTTCGGCAGCTTCGTGAGCGCGACAGGCGGCAGTCTCAATTATCTCGCCACCCTGGCCGATCCCCGCAACGGTGGAACCCCCGCCGGTGTCGGTGTGAACGGTGACCTCAATCTGATGGGATCCGCGGGGCAGGGCGGATACCAGAACCAGGGCGGAATGGGAGGCGCGGCCCCGTTGGGCGGGGCCCAGAACAGCGGGACGAGCGGCGTTCCTGGCGTGTTCCCGGGGGGCGGCGCATCCGGCGCTGGCACGGGAGCCGACAGCGCCACACCGTACAACGGGGCAGCCGGCGCTCCGGGTCTCATCGTCGTCCGCTGGTAGCTCACCGACTTCGCGACGCCGCGTGTGATCACGGCGTCCCAGATCCTCTTGGAGCCTCATCATGGCAACAGCACCGGCGCATGTTCTGAAGCCCAGCACGGCGCGTCTCGTGACGATCGACAGTTTCATCCCGGTGCCGCGGGGATCGCAGGCGGTGGCGCCGCCGCTCCTGAACTGGCCGGCGAAGGATCCGAACGACGTGCTCGACTACCAGATCGAGTATGCGCCGGCGGTCATCGGGAACGATGCGGATGGCATCGCGACACTTGACGTGACGGTCTCACCGAACGCGCCTGGAGCTCTGCTGGTCAGCCGGACGACGGTCGATGGGACATGCGCGGTGTTGTGGATGTCTGGGGGGCAGGCGGGCACCGTCTATGTGATCACGCTCACGATGACCACCGTGAACGGCCGGGTGGTGCAGCGGAGCGTCCTGCTGCCGGTGATCTCGTTGTCCTCGGTCACCGTCACGCCACTCGCTCTGGTAACCAGCGACGGCACCATGATCACTGACAGCAGCGGGAAGCCGCTTCTGTCTGTTTGATCCGGCTGCGCTCCGTCGTCCGTCGTCCGTCGTCCGCCATTTGATCAGGGCTGGGTGCCTCGGCCCCAGATTGCGTGACCAACCATGCCCACAATCGACGAACTCGCACCGGCCACTGCGGCGGCCGATACCGACCAGCTCGTGGTCAGCCAGGCAGGTCTTACCCGACGGCTCTCCCGCGCGCAGGTTGTCGCCGGGTTGCAGCCTGAACTGTCCATCCCGAGTGGACGTCTCATCGGTCGGAGCTCGACCGGATCGGGGCCGGTCGAAACCATCTCGCTGGGTGCCAACCTCACGCTCACGAACGGGACTCTCGCCGCCGCGTCGACGCCCTTTGTCGTCTCCCAGCTCCCCAACGGCCTGGTACCGAGTACGACGGACCTGATCCCAATCCTCCAGGGCGGAACCACGGTTGCCGTCACTTACAGCCAGTTTCAGAACAGCCTCGGCCGTGTCAACAACGTCGACGTCTCCCAGGCTATGGTGACCCCGACGGGCGGGGCTGCGAGCCGTCGGCTGGCCGACATCGCCCAGACGATGCTGAGCACGAGCGGCGGGACGATGACCGGGGCCCTGACGCTGTCCGGCCTTCCGGCCGCTGGCGGGGATGCGGCCACGAAGGACTATGTCGATGCCACGGCTGCCGCGGCACTTCCGCGAAGCGGCGGTACGCTATCGGGAGCGCTGACGCTCAGCGGGAATCCGAGCCTCGCGTCACATGCGGCGACGAAGGCCTATGTCGATGGCCAGGTGGGAACGGCTCTACCGCGGAGTGGCGGGACGCTCGCCGGTGCGCTGACTTTGAACGGCGATCCTGTCGCCGGGAACCAGGCTGCCACGAAGCAGTATGTCGACACGCGTGTCGCGCGCGGGGGCGACACGCTGACCGGACCTCTGACGCTGGCGGGCGCGCCGACGTCGGCACTTCATGCAGCGACCAAGTCCTATGTCGATATCCAGGTCCAGTCAGCCTTGCCCCTCACCGGGGGGACGCTGTCCGGGTCGCTCATTCTCGCGGGCGATCCCTCATTGGCGCACCAGGCGGCGACGAAGAGCTACGTCGATGCGCATTCCGGCACGGGTTTGACACCCTCCGGAGGAACCATGACCGGCGTGTTGGTGCTGGCGGCAGACCCTGTGTCGGCGTTCCAGGCAGTGACGAAGCAGTATGTCGACGCGAAGATTTCTCGTTCCGGAGATACACTCACCGGTCCGTTGGTGCTGGCGGGCGATCCGACCACCGGCCCGCAGGCTGCGACGAAGTCGTATGTCGATTCGGTCGCGACGGCGTCAGGGGCATTGCTCCGAAGCGGGGGTACTCTGACGGGGCCACTCACGTTGAGTGGCGATCCCACGACCACGACCCAGGCGGCGACGAAGCGCTACGTCGATGCGCAGGTCGCGACGGCCTTGCCGCAGTCAGGCGGCACGGTGTCTGGTGCACTCACATTGAGCACGGCACCGACCGCGGCGGGGCACGCTGCGACCAAGCAGTATGTCGACGCGCAGGTCGCGACCGCCGTCCCGGTGAGTGGTGGAACGGTCGGTGGACCTCTGAACCTGTCGGCGACTCCGACCGCACCTCTGCATGCCGTTCCCAAGCAGTATGTGGACGGGATCGTCGGCACGTATGGACTCAACCTGAAGCTGGCCCCGTACGGGGCGCCTCTCAATGGCTCCGCGGATGATACGCCGGCGTTCAAGGCCGCCTATGCGGCCGCGAGTTCCAACGCGGTGATTCACGTGCCGAACGGCACTGCGGTCCTGCAAGATTGCAGTGCCTGGGGCGTGTCTCTCTCCAAGCCGGTCAAGTGGGTGCTGGACGGCACGGTCCGTGCGGATGGGACTGCGTTGGCCAGTGCCGTTCCAACCGGAACGAATCCGGCGCCGACAAATCTCCCTGGCGTGGTGCAGGGTCACTCCAGCTCGGGCGTGGAGTTCTCGCGATCGAACTCCAGCTCGACGGACCTGGCTGTCCTTCACAGCTCCTATGTCGTAGGCCATGCCGGAGGATCGAACGCCGTCATCGCGAATGCACGAACGGACACGCTGATCTACAACAGCCCGTCGAATTTCGTCTGGGCAGGGCTCGACCGGCTCATCTGGACCGGTATCCAGGCACCCACGAGGACCACGCTGGTCCAGCATGTGGGGCGGTACGTCCAGACGATCCGGCAAACCACCACCACGGATTCGAACGGTGCGCCGCTTCCCCAGCCGGAACTCTGGGCCGCGTGCCTCGAGTATCGAGACGTGACGAACAAGCCGTCCAGCGCTGCCGCTGCGGCGATCACGGTCGAGATGGACTGGGTTGGCAACGGGGTGGACGACGCCGGGAACCGATAGATCCAGTCGCTGGTCGTCGCGCAGAACGATCTCGCGGGCCCGGCGGTCGAAGTCGCCAACATCATCGGGGTGTATTTGGCGGCTGGCTCGAAGGGGAAGACGCAGCGCGTCTTCAACATAGGCATCCCATTCCAGACCGCTGTGCTGGACACGACGGCGGCCACGCAGCTGGCTGGCGCTGCCGCCATCCGCCTGGCCGCGGGTCATTCGATCGCCTTCGATCCATCTGCCAACAATACGCTGGCACTCGACAGCGCGACCGGAACCCTGCGGTGGAATCAGGGCGCGCTGTCGTATCCGGTGGGCAAGGGGATATGCGTCGGATGGGCGAATGTGTGCAGCGGCAATACGACGCTGCCGAATTACCTGACCGGCAATATCGTCTTCCTCATTGGATCGGCAACCTTCAGCATCACGTTGCCACCGGCTGCCAGCACACCGGCCGGAACCGGCTTCACGTTCTCCACCCTCGGCAATTGTGTCGTCTCCATCGTCACCTCCGGTGGCGACATCATCGACAATGGCCCTGTCGTGCTGCGTCAGTCGGACCGCTATCACGTCGTTTCAGATGGAAGCTTCGCGTGGCGCGAGGTCTTCCGGACGAACTCCGTCAATCCGCGGTTCACGGGGCCTCCCGTCCTGCCGACCTACACCGTGGGCTCGTTGCCATCGTCTCAGCCAGCGGGCGCGAAAGCGTTCGCCACGAATGGACGAAAGCCGAACGAGGGAGGTGGCGCGGGATCCGGGGTGGAGGTGTTCTTCGACGGCTCCCGATGGATCTCGGTCTGCTCCGGTTCGCAGGTGGTGGCCTGAGTCGACCGCTGTTTCTCGTGGCCTGAACCGTCCGAGCGACGGGTTCGAGAGGTACGATGCCGACCATCTCCCAATTGCCCCGCGCAGGTCTGGTCGACCCGGCGGATCTGGTCCCACTTTCCCACGACGGGTCAACCCGTGGGATCAGCGTCGGGGATCTTCTGGCCGGAACGCAGCCGGCCATCCTGGTGCAGACGTCAGCCCTGCTTGGGCGGACAAGCCTCGGCCCGGGGGGACCGGAGGCGATCAGCGTCGGACAGGGTCTCGTCCTGTCCGGCGGCACCCTGTCTGCCACGGGTGCGGAAAGCGCCGACTTTCCCGTACAACAGACGTTCACGCCGCAGGACTTCCTCGTCCTCTCGGTCGACGGTCAGCCGGCGCTATTGCCATTGTCCGCCTTGCGTGCGCTGTTCTCGGCCGGCTCGAACGTCGCCATCTCCGCGGCTGGCGTCATATCAGCGACCGGTGGAGGTGGTGGTGGGAGTGCCCCCTCCATCGACACATTGGATCTTGCCTCATCCGTAAGCGGCGGTGACCTCGTCGCAGTCTCCCAAGGCGGGATCACGAAGTCGGTCACCCTCGGTACGCTGCTCAACGGCCAGACGATCGATATGGCGTCGGCCGCCGGTGCGCCGAACGACGGTGACGGCTTCTGGGTGGCACAGGGCTCGTCGACCATGACGCGGCAGAGACTGGGCGCATTGTGGCCGTGGATTGCTTCGAAGCTAACGAACTATCTTGAACCCGTGGTCGAGATCGGGACGTCCATCACGCTCGATGGGACGCTGCATAACGGTCGAGTGCTGGTTTGCAGTGCTCCCGTCACGCTCTCCGTAGCGCCGCAGAACATGGGGAATGGGTTCCGCTGCGAGGTGCTGAACCTCAGCTCCGGTGACGTGGCTCTGGATGCTACCATCCGCACCACGTCGGGCCGGTCGGTGCTCCCGAGCGGACAGGCGATGACCCTGCATGTGGTGGCCTATTCGGGAGGAACCCTCGTGATCGGGCGGGTCTCCGGAGCGAACGCATCCGAAGCACCCGGTCAGGTCATCGGTTTGACGGTCAGCGGACAGAGCGCGACGACGGTGTCACTCTCCTGGGCGGCACCGGGGAGCGGGACAGTCGCGAGCTATACCGTCAGCTACCGCCAGTCAGGCAGCGCAACCTGGCTGGCGGCCACGCCGGTCACCACGACCCAGCAGACGATCGGGCCGCTCACGGCGTCCACCGCATACGAATTCATGGTTTCTGCCACGAATGGCAGTGCCGCCGGGCCTCCGTCCAACGTCGTCACTGCGACCACGAGCGGTGCCCAAAGCGCCATCACGGCACCCGTCAACCTGACCGTCACGGGCGTTACCGCGAGCTCCGTCAGCCTGTCCTGGGGAACGCCGGCCACGGGCACTGCCCAGAGTTACACCGTCCAGTATCGGACGACGGGTAGCGCGACCTGGGCTGGCACGGTTTCCGGCGTGGGTACGACGAGCTACACCGTCACGGGTCTGAACGCCGGTCAGTCCTACGACTGGCGCGTTGCAGCCGTGGCCGCCGACGGAGCCTCCGCGGTGTCGGCCGTGCTTGTCGCCGCGACGCTGGCGAATACCGGGACCGTGACGGCCATGAGCTGGAACCTGGTCCCGACCGGGCCGGTGGCGCACGGAGCCGGCGCGCTTGGCATGAACGCGCATGTGACACCCGCATCGGCACCGGTGCAGTTCGGACTCTCCTCCTCCCCGACGATCGCACCGACGAGTTGGACCGCCGGCACATACGTCAACACTGACCTGTGGGGCGCCTATCTGGCGACACCGGCCACCGCGGGGACCTGGTACGCCTGGGTCGAGGGAATGGACGGAAGCTGCCCTACCGTGAACCCCGCCGGCATCATCGTCACATGAGCGTTCTTCTCGTCGGCCCCAACCGACCGATGTCGCTCGGCGGCGGACGCATCGCGCTTTGGCGCCCTCTTCCGTCAGCCAGTCACTCTGGTCCGACGGCGGGGGGCCTTGCGGGGATCCCGGACCTGCAGGGCTGGTGGGACGCGAGTACGCCCGCCGGCACCCTGGACGCGACCGATACGCCACTCGTGTCCTGGGACGCGGAGGCTCGGAGCGTGGCCGATCGCTCCGGCCAGGGTGCACCGCTGCTCCGGTATGCAACGGCGCCGGCAAGCGCGCCCTGCCGGCCAGTCGCCCGTGTCGCGGGTCTGCTCGGTGGCATCGGTGCAATGGTGAGCACGCCGCGGACCTGGTCGCCCGCCCTGGATCCCGACATCGGCTGGCAGACCGATGCCGTGCAGCTTGGGGCCGGGACCGGGTGGACCTGCCTGCTGGTCTGGTCACGTCCGAACTGGAAGCAGGGGATCGCTCCCGATACGGCGGATTCGGTCCTGCTCTCCGTGACCGACAGGCCCATTCTGTCCGTGCAAGGGCGAGGTGGGTCGGGTGAACTCGTCCTCTTCCCTGGCTCGACGCACGCCGTCCTTGGACAGACTCTCTCCAGGCGGCACACTCATTCGGTGCTGCTCCGCCACACGCCGGAGCGCGGGGTGGATGCCTGGCTGGATGGCCGGCCAGTTGGCGCGGCGCTTCCCTGCTCCCTGGCCCCGGCCGAAGCACCGCCACTGCTGTTGCTTCACGCCGGGACACCTCATGGCGCGGCACAATGTTGGTTGCACGAAGCCGCGGTGTGGTCGCGGAGCCTGAGCGACGGCGAGGCGAGCGCCGTCGGAACCTATGTCCAGCGATGGCCCACCGGTCCCCGGAAAGGGGTCTCCATCCTGGTGAACGGCCAGTCGAACGCGATCAATTACGCCCTGAACGACGGGGCGGCGCTGCTCCTTGCCAAGGGGCTCGCCTGGCACCTGGGAGCGATCGCCTACAACGCCGTCGCACGCATCGGGGCGACCGGCTACACGATGGCGGCCGGCCATGGGCTTTATGCCGCCCTGGGAAGCTATCCGGGAGATTTCCTGCACGATCCGGGGGACGGCTCCCCGCCGTCCGGCTGGGGTCTGGGGGCGGACGGTCAGGCGCTGGGGCAGGTTCTGGCCGCCCTGCCCCCCGAGGACCTCGCCGACATCCGTGCCATCCTATGGCCCTGGAATGAGACCGACAGCTTGCGCGCTTACGGCGAGAAAGCGACGTTTTCGGCCGCCGCGATGCGCTTCCTCGGATTGCTGCGCGGGATGCTTGGCGACACCGGGGGGGCGGTGCCACTGGTCTGGTGGAATGCGATCCCGTACGGAAGCACGGACGGCATCCAGATGCATCGTGAGGTCGCCGGCGCCCTTGCCGCGATGCCCCTGGCGAACGTTGTCATCGGCAATCCGCAGACCAGTGACAGCAACCCGCGCGGCGCAACGTGGGACCCTCATGATGGGATCTTCACTGGGGGTGATCCGGCTCACCGGGATTCGACGGACAACCAGCGCTTTGCGCGGTTGGCGGCGCCGGTCGTCGCCCGTCGGCTCCTCGCCTCAGGGTTCCACGACTCGCTCGACACGATCCCCGCCTCCCTGCCGAATCGCGGGGGGCCGCGGATCGTGCATGTCTATCGCCAAAGCGCGGACACGCTGCTTCTGACGATCGCCCATGACGCGGGTACCGATTTGCGAGTGCCGCTTCAGGCGCAGGTCGGGCTGGGCTTCGCGGTCATGGACGGCGGATCGATAGCGGCGCCCGGACCCATTCGGCATGGGATTGCCTGTAACCGGATCGATGCGACCCATCTTCTGCTACGTCTGGATGGTGCGCTGAACAGTCCGAGCGACCGCTGCCGGCTGTATTATCCATATGGTGCGATGCCGATCGGCCGCGGGAACTGCATCACGGACGATTTCGCTTCGGTCGCCAAGCCGCCGGGCTGGGACATCGCCGAAGGTCTCGGGACGTCTTGGCGCGAGGACTTCCCGCTCGCCGCAACGGATGTCGGGATCGTGCTCAGCGACCTGCCAGACTGAGGGCCGCGAACCTAGGCGTGGCCCGCGGTATCCGAGAGCAGCAGGGGATCAATCTTCAGGCGGCCTAGGGCACGCCGCCACTTGGTGTCGTAGTCGTGGTCGAAGATGAGCGTGTCGTCGGGCTCGACCGATAGCCAGGCATTCGCTTGGATTTCCTGCTCGAGCTGGCCGGGCCCCCAGCCGGCATAGCCGAGGGCCAGAAGGCACGCGCGCGGCCCAGCTCCTGACGCGATCACCCGCAGCACGTCGAGGCTTGCCGTCAGGGCGAGTGAGTCGTTCACGGCAAGGCTGCCGTCCCCTGTCCAATCCGCGGTGTGCAGCATGAAACCACGGGCTGAATCGACCGGTCCCCCTGCGCACATCGGCGCCACTCGGATCGGCGGGGCTGGCTTGATGTCGAGTTGGGTCAGCAACTCCGCGAAGGAGGGGCGCACGATCGGCCGATTGAGCACGAGACCCATCGCGCCATCCGACGTGTGCGCACAGATGCAGATCACCGACCGGGCAAACCGTGGATCGCTCATGCTCGGCATCGCGATCAGCAACTGTCCGCTGAGGAACCCGGGTGCGGCGGCTGGACTGGGATCGGGAGGAGTGGACATCTGCTTGATGGTGCTCTGCGGCATCAACAGATTCTGGGGGCGCGTCGCCCCCCACGCAAGCACCCCGGGACCCGCCCCTGGCCAGACAGCGCGCCGGCGGGTAGGAATCGCGAGCCGGCATGGCACGCGCCTGCCGATCCGTCGTCCCAGCAGGGGGAGCTAGAGGGTCCATGACAATCAAGATCGGCGAGACGATTCCTTCGATGAAATTGATGATGGCTACGGCAGACGGGCCGAAGGAGATCGGGACGGACGAGATCTTCAAGGGCAAGAAGGTCGTACTCTTCGCGGTACCTGGCGCCTTCACGCCGACCTGCAGCGCCAAGCACCTTCCCGGCTTCGTCCAGCATGCGGACGAGCTCAAGGCGAAGGGCGTCGACACCGTTGCCTGCATCTCGGTGAACGACGCGTTCGTGATGGGTGCCTGGGGCAAGGACCAGGGCACCGGCGACAAGATCATGATGCTGGCGGACGGTGCTGCCCAGTTCACGAAGGCTCTCGGGCTCGAGCTCGACCTGAATGCGCGCGGGATGGGCTGGCGCAGCCAGCGCTACGCACTCGTGGCCGAGGATGGGGTCGTGAAGCAGCTCGCCGTCGAGG